AAAAATAATGATAAAAATAATAAATTTTTAATAGATTGTCCAAGTCCTCAAAATCAAAGAATAGGTGACTTTCGTAACGAAAAAAGATTAGAACGTGTTATTGGTCATAAAAGAAGCGAAGATGGAAATAAATGTATAACGCAATATGAAAACGTCGCGTTTAAAGATCAGTATATTCCAGAAATTTCTAGCATTATATCTACTGCTGTTATTGGCTTGGTCGCTGCCAGTAGTCCACTTCTTCTTAATATCATCAAACCATTAGTAAAAAATTTATTTAAAAAATTTACAAAAAAGAAAAATAAAGTAGAATAGTACATAAGCGATAAGCCCAGCATCATGTTATTAAGTTAGCCTCTGCTCTGTTGGATAGACTTATTGCTTTTATTAGATCGGAGTTGCAATGCCTAGAGAAATACTAGGTTAAACAACCTCTCTCTGATGCGGACTAAGCAGCTTAGGCAACTGCAAAGGAACCCTTCCGATCTAGCCTATTTTAATTTATGGTTATGAGGAATAACTTGACCTTTTTTTTCAGTAACTATAACGTCAGCACATAAAGCATGAAATGGACTTTCTGGGTGATATTGGATTCCTGCAATTTTTAATTCCCCACAATTTTTTAATCGGGCAAGTTCATAATTAAGGCGCTCTGCAGATAATTTTTGTTTTTGTATATTAATTTGAGTTTTTGCAGCATCTAAACAAGAATTTTGAAATCTATTATCTAATGGAATATTAAAAGTTAAAGCAAAGCCAAAATTTAAACCTAAAGAATCTTTATTTCCACTATAGTTTTCTTGATAAAATAAAATATTGCCTGGATTATCTGGAACATTATCATCATTAGCATCTGTATTGTCATAAACAGGGGTGTGATAAATATAATCCTGCGGTCTTTTCTGATTAAAAGTAGTAGTAACAAAAGGACTTAAACTCATCTGTGGACCAGAACAAATAATATTATTTCCGTAAGAATTTTCAACCATAGGACCACCTAAAACCTGCGTAGCAAAATTAGAAACTGAACCACTAGCAGAGGCAGAAGGAGCCGCAGTATTCGAGGTATTAGCAAATACTGGACTCCCAAATAATAATGCTATTACTGGGAAAATATTGTAGTTGTGTCTGTTACGCTTGTACTTTGGATTGTCCGAGTTATATCTGTTACTGATTCGAGACCAGCGGGCTTGTATATTTCTGTAAATTGAAAAGCATTTCCTTGATTTGTTTGGGTCCAGTTTGGTTTCTGTTGAAGATTTAAATTTGTCCATGTATAAGTAGTTCCGTTTACTGCTTCATTTGTAGTAGTAACTGGTGGCGATATTGAACTTCCATCATGCTGAACACCTGAACCTGTAACTGAATAAAGGTAGCCAGAATTATATTCTGTTGTTCGAATAGATTCTGTAATATTTGTGGAAGTTTCTGTTCGACTTGTGGAACTTCCTTGTGTAAAATTTGGAATAACTGGAACAGCAAAACAAGGATTAGATATAAATAAAACAAAGAAAAATAACCACTTCATTCTATTTTTAAATCAACCACAAATTGACCTGTTAATACAATACCTGTTCCAGTTCCAGGCGTTAGTGCCATTGTGTGATTATCTAAAGTTACAGCTGCAGTTCCTACACTTCCAGCACTTGTAGAAGTTAGATCAGAAAAGTTAGAAACAGTTCCAACAGTTGGTGCAGAACCAGATGTAGCATCACCTTCTAAATAACTAGTAGAAAATGAAAATGCTTCTCCCGCAGTTGATTGAACAATAGAGCTAGGAAAACTAATAGCAGGAACTCCGTTGGTTGCAGTTCCAAATCCTCCAATAGTTGCAGCTGAATTAGAATCTGTAGTAGTTACATTATTTCCGCTTATGCTATAAGACGAGCCAATTTTATCTGCAGAAGTAGCTGCTGAAAGCGATTCAAACTTTACACTGGAAGAAATACTATGCATCATATCGGCATAAACAGGAGCCGAAAATAATAAAAGAAATGGTAGAAATTTTTTCATTTTTTAGGGTCAACTACTTTAGTACCAATAATTTTAATTGGTGTTTCAATTCTAACTGTCTGATAACCTCCTGATTGTGATGCTAGTAACGCTTCTACTTCTTTTTTATTTAGTGGTTTTTCATCTGGTTTAAAAGTTCCATCACCTCTTTTTTTAGCACCTTCTAAACCAAAACTAGCTAAAGCACCAGTTAGAAGCGAAGCAGGAAAAGTTATATCTTTTGGTTCGTTACTGTAACCAGGAAGAGAAATATAATTTAGAGATACAATAAAGCCACTCCATGCAACAACACTGAGTCTTACGATTACAGATATAAAAGCTAATTGCTCTTCTTTGTCAGTAATATTTTCTTTTAGTTTTTGAAGAGGACCTTTTTTAATTTCTTCTGCCATAACTTGTTTTATTAGTCATACTAAACATAATTACCGATTTAAGCAAATGACAGAGGTACAAGCAGCTTTATTAGGAGCAGCAGTTACTGCTTTTGTTATGGTTTTATCTAATATGAGTAACCGCAGAGAACGAACAATAATAGATATTTATAATAGATTAAACAAGTTATCACAAGCAGTTAGCAGGTTAGAAGGCCAAAATCGTTAATGTTTGGTATGTTTAAAAAAGAACACAAAAACTTTTCATGTCAAAATTTATTATCGGACTATTTATTAAATTTGGAAAAAGTGAATCTTTGCGTAAAGCAGTAGTAAGTTTATTAAAAGATTTAAGTGCTAAATCAGATAATGATATTGATGACGCAATAGTAAAAATGATTGAAGAAAAATTATTTCCAGTGAAATGATTAAAAAATTTCTAAATATCGAAATAGAAGAAGCTCCTCCAGAGTTACAACTATCGGTAGAAATGAGATGTAGAGATATTATGCAAAGTGATGAAACAGATGATATTAAAAAATATTGTACGCATTTAGTTAGACATCAAATGAAGCAAGATGTATTTTTAGCATCTGTTTTAGGAAGATTAGTAGAATTGGAAGCAATTGTAGCCTGCGCAAGCATCAGAAAGCGTCGTAAGGGCTTTGATTTATTATTTTATAGAATTAGTAAGCTATTTAAAAACAAGCGTTAGAAGCTAAATAACTATCAATCAAAATATTTATAAACAAGGTCAAAATCTTCAAAACTTTTACAATTAATAATTAATCCTTCTACTAATTCGCCTAATAATTCTTTTTCTTTACCAGAAGTTTTTTCTATTGCTTTAAATAATTGTCCAGGAACAGTTCTGTTTTTAGGAAATTCATTTGTAAGTTTTACTGCTTCTTCGTAATTCATAAAAGTTTTAATGCAGAATTTAAATTATCATCAACCCATTTATACAGTGCAGGTGCCTTTGTCTGCAATCCGTTAGGGTCAAAAATATACATACTAAATGCTTCTGCAAATTGTTCAAATCTATTTTTTCTTGCGTAAGTACTTACAAATCTAAAATCTCCTCTAGCACCAGTAAAGCTAGAAGCACCTGAACCTTTAAAATGTACCTGATGACCTATTTCGTGAACCATAGTAGAAAACCATGAAACATCTCGGTCATGTATTGAGCTAGTGCTTGGAACTTCTACATTTCTAAATACATACTTAGAAGAATCTCGTAATTCTGGATTTAAAATACTTTTTTTCTGTTTAATAAATTGTTTAATATCTGTTTTATTTAATGGTTTTGCTACTTCATATAATTTTGTATTAACAACTGAACTTGTTGTAGTTGTATATCCAGAATAACCTTTACCACAAGGTTTAAGCATATTTCGCATTATTCTTTCAAAATTCTTACCTTTACCTTGCTTTATAGCTGATTTAACAGCAGTAAAATATTCTATCTGTTCTCTATTATCTGAAGCAGTTTGGAAAGCATCAAATGCTTTTTCGGTTGTTTTTAACTGGTCATTAATAGCTTTTTTTGAATATCTTCCAATTTGGCTTTTATTCCATCTTTCATCACGCATAGCAAAATTATTAATTTGTTTGCTTTTTTTCAAGAAATTACGCATTTTTTTACTATTTACAGCCGTTAATCCACCAACACTTTCTAAACTTTCTAAAGAATCAGAAATCATTTTTTCAGTTCCACCAAATTTAGATGTATATTCAGCAGCTTTTTTAGTATCAAAAACTCCAGTAGCTATAGAAGTAAAAGCTTTTTCTTTTGGAACAGGCGGAACATCTTTTAGTTTTTCTAGTATTGAATCTACAGTTACTTTTTGTTTAGGTAATTTTCCATATTTTTGTACTAATTGTTCTAAAGATAGTTCAGTTCCATCATTTCTTATTAGTTGTCTTATTGCATTTTGTCCAGAACTTCCTTTTTTTCTTGCTAATCGTTTAAAAAAGCGTACTCTATCTAAACTTCCAAGTGTTTTTATTTGTAATTCTTCATTTTGATTTAAAAGCCAGTCACCATAAGCAGTATTTTGTGGAACTCTTCCTGTAATACTTGGTCGGGTATCTAAAAAAGTTTCTGGCGGTTCTTCTAGTCCAGGGTATTTTTTCTTTAATTTTTTAAAATCTACTACTGGAACTGTTGTTGATCTGCAATTAAAGTGCTGTGGTGGCGTTGGTCCTTTGTTATATGCAAATTCTCTTCCATCTAATCTTTGACAGATAGGACTTGTTCTAGAATCCAATGTTGCTACATATTCATATTTAGGTGCTACTTTTTTATTAGCCGCGTAAACAGATTGACTTGCTTCATTTCTTACTTGATTAATAGAAGTTCTAACAATAGTTTGTACTTGATAATTAGCTAATTTAATACTTTCTCCTCCTCTATTAGCTAATTTTTTTATTGTTTGTTTACCCATGCTTCGAGCAGAATCAAATTCTAATTTTCCTACTAAACGTCTTGCTATTTGTTGTGTAGTTTGACCAGAAAATACTCCAGATCTTATTGCAAGAGCTAGTTTTTGTTGTTGTCCTACTGCTATTCCTCTAAACGCTTTTTCTACAGTATCTCCATTAGGTAAAGTTATAGCTGCACCTTGTCTTGCAGTAAGTTCAAATTTACCAGAACCAAAATTTATAAAATCATCTTCAGTAAATTTAGAACTGGTAAAAATATTAACCTGAGTAGGGTCTGTAAAAATAACAGATTCGGCATATTTTGGACTTATAGCAACACTATTAATTGGAATATTACCTGAAGCAGTTACTTTTTTTAATTCATTAACAATAAAATCACGCTGAAGTAAAGCTACACCCTGTAATTGACCTTTAAAATCTTTAGCAGAAGCACTAGACCATTTATTAAGACTATCTTTTGCCTGTTTTATTATTGATCTTAATCTTTTTCTAGTCTGCGGAGCAACAATTACAGCTTCGCCTGCTTTTACCTGAGCAATATTTATTTGTTTTAATTGCTTTGCAGCTGAAATTATTATTTTGTTATAGGTAATCGCATATTCTTTAGCAACTTTATTACTATATCTATTTAAATCAATTGTTTCTCTAAAAAATACTTCAGGTATAGACACATTAAGCAGCTTCCTCTACAGGTTCCATATCAATTAAACCACCATTTTGCGTGCTTTCTAATTCTTCTTCTACATCAAAATCATCTCCTAATACTTCATTTTCTGATAATTGATCGAGTAAAGTTTTCTGGCTAATAGTTCCTGCAGTATAAAGCTGTAATAATGCCTGTATTTCCTGAGGTTCTAGTCTAGCTGCTAAGAAATCTCTATTAACAAAACTACTGCCTGCATTAGGTTCGTTTAAATATTCAGAATGAAATTTTAAACAATTATCAATTAAATCTTGCATTTGTTGAGCTATAACCTGCATTGTACTATCGCCTTGACTTCGATCAATCTTTTTACTTTCTGCAGTTTCTGCTGATAATTTTTGCCCAAGTACAGCTGCTAAACCTAATTCATTTATTTGTTTTTCTAATTGGTTTAATCTTTGAAATTGGCTATCGTAACTATTTCCAGTAGGTTCAATATATTTTGCATCAGATTCTGCAGGTAAACTTAAAGCTTCTCCAGGTCCCGCACTAACTTCTTCTGCACTTGCAGGAAAACCAAAAAATGCAAGCATTGGAACAGAACTTATATGTAATTGGTTATCAAGATCAGATTGAATTTGATATGCTTTTAAATTTAATTCTGCAATATCAGATAAAGGAGGTCTTGATTCAAATAATCCCCGCCTATTCGCATAAGCAATAGAAAAAGGAATTTTATCTAAACTCATAGAACCTTCATCAAATAAAGAATATTCACTTTTTTTATTTTTTCTATGAATTTCATATCGACCAGGTTCTAATACTCTTATCTGTTCTATAATTTTTTCTCCATATTTACCTTTTGGTTCTGTTACTTTTTCAAATAAACGTAATTGTGTAAGCTGTCTTGAACCATTTATAATTTCAGTTCGCCAACCTAAAATATCTCGTGGACTATAAGTAACCCAGTAAGGTCTTGTTTTATCTCCATCTTTTGGTGCATCTACTAATATTCCTACGTGACCATATCTTATTGCTACTCTAGTTGTGTTATATAACCAGATATTTAAATCATTTCCTTCTAAATCAACATCAAATAATTGTTCTCTGACTAAATCGCTAACTTCATTTAATCTAACTGGTTTTCTGGTTAACATACCAGCTAACATTCTTTCTAATCTTTGGTAATATGGCGGACAAACAGAACGTGCTAATCGAGCATCATAGGAGTCATCAGTTTCGCGCGGTTCTTGAAATAAATATTTTCTATGTTGTGATCTAATTGTAAATGTACCTTCGTTTAAATCTTCTATTAATCCCCAATGAGCAAGCATACGTTGGTATGCAGTGCTAGGAGAATTAACATCTGAAACTGCTAAAGCAACAGGATTATTATAAATTGATTGAGTGCTATACACAGTTTTTCCTCATAATACCACTTACTAATAAATTCTAATACCAGTTCTTGCTCCTGCCCGACCATAAATCATATTAAATTCACGATATATTAAATAACCGAGAGCATCATTCATGTGATCGTACCCATTTTGTTTATCAGGATCTCCTGTTCTTTCATCATAGCTTTGTAATTCCAAACATTCAATTAACTTTCTGCAACGGGCATGAATCGCCAGACGCACCCGTCCTTTGGAGTTTTCCAACATTGCTTGTACGGAAGCGCATCTATCTTTGATCGGCGGATTACTTTTAAGCGCCATTGACGTAAAACCATAGCTTTCGAGTATTGCAATATCTGTTTTAGAAGCATTGATCGTTGATCTTGCAGAACCACTCGCATCTGGATAAATTAGTATTTTGTTTGAAGGATAGCGTCTTTTTAATTCTTGAGCTAGAGCATCTGTATCTTTTTGTTTTGATATTTCATCAACAATATATAATTCGTCTCCAACTTGTACACCGATAACAGCATTACAATTCATAACGTTAAAATCTATTCCTACTTTTAAAATTTCATGTAGATAATCAAAAGAAAATTTTTGTTTTACATGTTTATTTCTATCAAATCTTGAATAAACAGCCCCAGTAGTAAGGTTTGTAAAATTACCATTTAAATAAGCCTGGATTAATTGCGGTGGATAATTTTCTAATAAACTATCAATAAATCCTTCAGGTAAATATGGATTATCAGAAGTTTTTGCTTTTATTAATCTAGTATCTTCTTTAGCATTTTTTTCAAATGTTTCAAACGCCCATGAATGACCTTCAGGAGTTGTAGTTGCATAAAATTGTTGAATATTACCTGATCTTAATCTTGCTAAAGCCATGTTCATTGCTTGTTCCGCGTCGCGTTTATTTACAGTATCAGCTTCATCAAACCCTACAGCGCAAAGGTTTTGCCCGCGTAAACGTTGATACGTAAGAATAGTTCTAAGTAAAATTGTATGTATTCCTTCTTTAAATTGTAATTGATATTCAGGAAGTGGCGAAGCTCTAAAAGTATATGGTATTTGCCATTCTTCTAATAAATCATTCATAGTCCGCATAAGAATATCCCTTAACATGGGAGCCGTCGGTTCAAATACAGCAGAAATATGACCAACATTCATAGCAGCTAATAAAAAAGATTTAGATACTAAAGCATAAGTTTTACCCGCACCAAAACCACAAACTAAAGCTAATTTTCTATGTTCTGTATCTTCACAAAATTTTTGTTGATGAGGTAGTAATTTGCTTTGAATTTTATTTATAACTTCATTAGCAGTAGGCAATTCAAACATTCCATCTCCTGCTAAAACATGACCTTGTTTAACAGTATCTAAAAAACTCATGAACAAAGATCAGCTAATTTTGCAGCTGTATTTATAGCGCCTAAAGCAATATGAAATTGTCCAGCGTTTCTTGCTTCCATTTGTAAAGTAGAACATTGAGCTAATAAATCAGCAATCATTTGAGGTCTTTCAATATCCCAATCTTTTTTAATATCATCTCTAGCTTTCTTTAAATAATTATCTACAGTAGCTTCTGATACCCCCCAGTTTTCTCTAGCATACCTTAAGCAATCTGACCTTCTACCACCTCTAGCAATTATCCGAGAAAGCTTTTGTACTCTAAGATCTATTTCAATTTTGCTTGATTCAGAAGCTGCCATTTAATTATTTTCTGTTTTGAACCAGTGATTATATATTTCTAATGCTACACGTTGAGTCATAAAAGGGGGAACACTCATACCCATAACATAGCGCGGGTCAATTTTTAAAAAGTTAAAATCTTCAGGAAAAGTCTGTAATCTTTTATTTTCTTCTGCACTTAAAGTACGCGGCGATTGCCAATGAGTCATTCCAGAATTTGCAAGAATAGTAGGCGAAGGTTGGTTAGGATTTAACATACCATAATTAAAAAAATATCCTTTACTATGTGCTTTAGATAAACTTTGTCCAGGTTTTACTTTATGCCACAAAGCTTTAGCTGCAGGACCAATAGGTTTTACAAAAGAAGCTGAACTTATTCCTTCAAAAGCAGTTTTACAAGAAATAGGTTTTTCTTTAAAAGTAGGTTTAAAAGGTTTTAAATTTAAATCTTTTCTACGTGCAATAAAAAAAGTCCTTTCTCTTTTCTGTGGTACGCCCATAGCAGCAGAATTAAATAAAAATAACTGAGTTTCATATCCTGCTTTTCTAAAGTCATTAAATATTTCTTTTACATAGCCCCGAGCATTACCAGCTATAAGACCTTTTACATTTTCTGCTACTACTATTTTCGGCTGAAGCAGTTTAGCAGTTTCTACAAAATGAAAAAACAAATCATCTAATCTTTGAAACTTCTGACCTTCTCTAAATTTAAATTCTTTTCCCCATTTTTTTTCTCTTTTGCCTGCCATGCTGAATGTTGAACAAGGCGGAGAACCATCTAAAATGTCTAAATTTTTTAATTCTTCTGGTATATTTTCTAATTTATTAAACTCCTGGACTCCCATCATATAGCTATATTTAGGATTATGGTTAGCTCTATAAATATCCATCATTTCTTTATCAATTTCTACACCACCTAAAACATTAAACCCTGCTAATTTATAACCCATAGTTGAACCACCGCCACAGTGAAAACAACTAAAAACATTTAAATTATTTTTTTTTATATCTTTTAATTCATTAAGATACCAGGTTCCAGTTTTTTTTAAATTCATTTTTTATTATTAAATTCAAAACCACATCTAGGACAAGTATTATCAAATTCATTAAAATCAGATTCAGATTGTTCTTTAGAACCTTCAAAATCTTTAATTTCGCCAGAACCTAATAACTCTTCTAAATCATCATCTTCAAAAAACGGTTTTAAATCATAATCCATAGTTAATTCTTCTAAAACCTGTCTATCCCAATCTGATAAATCAGAAGATCTATTATCAGCAATAGCTAAACCAACTTTTTGATCTTCAGTTAAATTTGTTCTTTTAACAGCAATAATTTCATCACCATTAGTTTCAATAACTTTTACATTTTTTAAACCTGCAGCTTTAGCACCTTCAATAGTGCCATTACCAGCAATAATTCTATTGTTTTCATCAATTACAATAGATCGCCCAGTGCCAAATTTTTCTAAAGATTCAGAAATTAATTTAGCTGATCTATCAGTTCTTAATCGAGCATTCTTTTGATCTTTGTTCAGATCTTGAATTGAGATCATGTTTTCCGATTTTTCCTGCATAATCTATAGATTTTTTAATTGAATTAAATTGGTCATAAACTGAGTTTATCAAATCTTTTTCAATTGGCATATTTTCTTCTATAGCATTATCTCGAATAGCAGCTGCGGTTACTTCTGCTTTTAGTAATAATTTTTTTAAAGAATTAATTACTGGTTTCTGTCTTTCTGATGTCATTTAGTATGCCTTTTGAATTGTTTAATTGTTGTTTAACTTTAAGAATATAACTAGGAAGTTCTGTTTTTATTCCATTTAAATTTTGTTGTCTAATTTGATTTAATTCTTTACAACTTAAATCCCAATTAGCCTTTCTTAAATTATGTATTTCTCTAGTTTTATCTTTAGTAATATCAACTCCAACATTATTACGAATATTAGAAGAATCATCTCTAAAGCCAGATTTTACAATAGAACCATCATCAGATTTTTCAGCATAAGCGGCATCACACCAACAAATAATTGCTAAATCTTGAGTTTGATCGTAATCAGGTAGAAAATTTCTTAAATAACCATCAGAATCACTAACTATTCCTGTATCAGAACAAGCAAAACAATTATAATTTGGTGGTTTAAAGGTTATTTCACGATCAACTTCTTTTCTTTTGTAGTTAAAACTCATAGTGCGGGTTAGTTAAAATGGAACATTTTTATTCCTGGACTTCAATTGTATCTTGTTTTTTTGAGGTTGTACATAAAGAAATGCTTCATAGTAACCATCACGTAACCATTTGAAGGCATTCGGAAAACAAGTAACAAAACCACCATCTTTTTCAATTTTATTTTGGTCAGCTATAGCTTTTAATAAAGCAGGTTTTAATTGAGTTTGAATTTTTTTAGATAGTTTATTGTAATGCTGATAAGTTAACTTTTTAGATTGACCAGAAGCTCTTTTTTTAATTTTTTGGTATTGGTCCCAAAAATCATTAAATTCATCAGTATATATATTATTTGTTTTAGTTATTTGTTTTAGTTTTATTTGTTTTAGTTCGTGTATCTCTGAGATACCACCCCTAGTATTTGTGAGAGACTGGTCTGGTATCTGAGAAATACTAGTATCTGAGAAAGACTGCGGTTGTTTACTAGGATTTTGCAGTTCTGGATGGGTAGTAGTATTTGAGAGAGACTCACTAGAAGGAGGTTCAACTTTTAATTCATGCCAAACAGTAACTCTATAAGCATTTGTTGCCTGTCCAGAATCATCAACTCTTCCAATTTTTTGTAGCCAACCATTTTCACATAATGATTTAATTACTTTAACTACTTTATTGCGACCTATTTTTGCATCTTTCGCTATGGTTGCATAAGAAGGCCAAATATTTGGATAGTAACTTTGTAAAACCCAAAGAACAGCTAATTCATAAGGGTCAATTCTACCTTTTAAAGCGGTTGGTAAACTAACAAAAGGTGTTTTTTCAGGTATAAAACTCATGGTTCAAAAAATTTATATAGATGTCAAAGGGCTAAATCCAGCTCCGCAAGGAAGTAAAGTCTACTTGGGAAAAGGTCGAATGATTGAAAGTTGTAAAAGATTGAAGTCATGGCGGGATTTGATTAAAAAAAAGGTATTAGAACAGAAAAAAGAATTAATAACAGAACCTTGCGAAGTCCATATTTGTTTTCGATTAACTAGACCAAAAGTGCATTTTACAAGTAAAGGAATACTCAAAAGTAATGCGCCAAAACACGTGGTAACTAAGAATAGAGGAGATCTCGATAAATTAGTACGTGCATGTTTTGATTCTTTAACTTTGTCAGCTATTTCTGATGACGCCACCATTGTGCAGTTAAATGCAAAAAAAAGGTTCTGCGAAGAAAACGAAGAACCAGGAGCACAAATTTTAGTTTTAACTGTTAAATAATTAGTCGAACAGACCTCAACCCGCAAAAGTTTGTCTTTTCCTTCTTATGACCACTTTGCAGATGAAGAAGGTATTTTATCCTTATAAGGATTCGACTAAACTAAATGTAGCAAATGATCTTATAAAATTGTAGATTGAATATAGACTTCTGGTTTTTTAGGTAAACACCAAAGATGTTCTTGTTTTCCATATAAACCTTCTACATAATCATTAGTTTTTTCAAGTAATCCATCATTTGATAAATTAGTCATTGCTCTTCTAATTGAAGTGATAGGACAATTTAATTTTGATAAAGAAAGAACCATAGAAGGGCTTAAAGGTTTTTTACAAAAATAAAAACAGTTCATAATTTTTAATTCTTGAGTTTTAGCTTTAGCTAAAGATTTTTCTAATTCATCAAAATTTTCATCAATAGTATTATAAAAAGTCATAATTTAACTCTTTCTGGCTGAAATGTATCTAAACCAAAAGGTGCTAAATCGTCGTTATATGTATCTTGATTTATAAATTCATCAAGATTAAACATATCTTTAAATTGTCTATCTAAGTGACCTAAATCACCTACATTTTCCCAATCAAAACAATCTTTGTTTTTTAACTCTTCATAGTGAGCTAAAACATGTTGTACTCTTTGAGCATGAACTTGAAGTTTTGCAACTCTTAGTTCAAATTCTTCTTGTAGAAGTGTTTTTTTCATTTAGTTATACCTATGAGCTAATTTGTTTTCTACAAAAACAGTTGTCCATGTTCCAACCATGTCATCAAAAAAACCTAATTGTTGTTGAATTTTTCTAGCTTCACTCCATGTTTTAGGTTGTTTTTTAGCTAATTTTTCCCATAAATTATATTTTTTTACTAATTCTGCTTTTTCTTTCCATGAATCTTTTAGACTTGTGTGTCCTAATTCAACCATATAATTAATACATTCCATTTCATACTCTCTATAAAAATTTTTTTGAGTATTTAAAATCCAATGATGAATAAATAAATAATGTTCAGTATTATTCCAATTTATTCTTTCATCTCCACCTCTTGCTTCTTGCTCAACAGCAGCATAGCAAGTTCTACCAACACGAAGTTCACAACAGTAAGAAATACCTTGTCTACCTTGTCTATGTTGAAGTTTTGAAACAGTAATTGTTTTTTCTTTAGTTTTTGTTTGAGTCATTAGAATAACTAGCGGGTTATATATATATTATATAGTGTAATGACTATGAATGACTCTAATACATCTAAATAGTTGCATACTTAATAAAGCCATTTACAGTTATTCAAAGTCAGTGCATAATAAATATGTACTTTATTCTATT